GCAAGTATAAATGATAAAAATATCTTAAAAAGAGTTGGTCATGCTTGTAATGTTAAAAGTCAATATTTTATGATGCCTATGCACTTTATATACGAATCTCAAGCTTTGTATTCTCAAGAAGGTTTTTCTTCGGGGGAAATAATATTTATGAGTGCAAAAAAGAAAGTTGTATATAGAGTTAGTCTTAAGGATTTTATAAAAGGTTTAAATATGAATGAAAGAATGGTAAATAAAGATGTTTGTCTTGTACAAATAGCTCAAGCACCACGTACTTCAATGGGAGCGTACAAATTTTTAATGAAAGATGCTGATATATCTCGTATTATAAGATATGGAAATTTACCTGTTTCATTATTATCTTCATATATTAGTGATGAATTTGAAAAGAATATTTTAGTACTAAAGCAAACTCACACATATGCTAAATATGAAGATTCTACAGTTGTAGTTAAGTGTACTTGGGATCAAAATACACCTTATTATGGAATTAAGGATAATTTCAAATATAATGCAAGTGTAGGTTACGGTGATTGTGGTTCTTTATTATTTTATACCGGTTCAAGCTTTGAAAATAGGAATTTGTTAGGTTTCCATATAGCTGGAACATCAAAAGTAGGTTTCTCTGCTATAGTCACTCAAGAATTGATAGATAGTATGTTAGGAAATGATATAGTTTGTTTTTCTGAAGAGGAAACTATTCAGGGAGCTACGAGAATTATCCGCAATACTGATATTGAGTCGCCTGAAGATTTAGGTAAAATAAATATTAGAAATGAGATAGCTGAAAGTCAATCCGGTGTATTAGCCAGTTTTACTATGGATAGAGCACCATCGCGTTGTATGTATAGTCAAATAACCAAATCTGTATTGTATGGTAAACTACCTGAACCTTTCGATAAGGTAGGTACTTCACCTGCTAGGTTAAATACATTTAAAAGAGAGGGTGTAGAAATATCACCTGGTAAATTAGCTTTATCAAGATATGGAATGGAACCCTCTTGTATACCATTAGAAATTATGTATGCTGCTGTTGAAGAATACAGCTTTAATTTACTATATGAAACTTATCATGTTACAGACACACCCAAAAGAAGTGTTGTTCCTCTTGAGGAGGTTTTACATGCTTTTGATAGTGTCAAACCTATCAGTAGTTCGACATCCCCAGGATATCCATTTAATATGCCTGGAGTTACAAACATAAAAGATAAATATTATAATGGAGGTAATGTTAAAAATTTCTCTTCGGAAGAATTCATTACCATTAAACAAATGGTTGAGGATAATCTTAGGAAATTACATATGAATATAAGACCAGTCTTTTTGTACTGCGACTCATTAAAAGATGAGAAACTACCCAAAGAGAAAGCTCTAATAGGAAAAACGAGACTATTTTCAGCTGCTAATTTCATTATGTTATGTTTGTTTAGAATGTATTTTGGCAGTTTTATGTCATTCTTTTATGATAACAAAATATATAATGGTTCAGCAATTGGTGTTAATCCGTTTAGTGAAGATTGGAACACCTTAGCAAGATATCTTTTAGAATTAGAAGGTAAAGGAGAAGAACCTTGTATAATTGCTGGTGATTTTTCTTCATTTGACGGTCATGGCCAACCATTCTATTATAACATGATTTTAGATATCACAAATAGATGGTATGGGTTAGATAACATCGTTGATAATAAAATACGTACTATGTTATTTGCAGAAATTGTAGAATCTAGACATGTTTTTGATGGGTTGATCTATTTCTGGTTTAATTCCTTACCTAGTGGAAACCCACTTACTGCAATGTTGAATACTATGTATAATAACTTAGTATTGAGGGTAGCTTATGCTTTCACTGGTATGCCTGTGAAATTCTTCTCCAAGATGGTACATAATGTAGGTTTAGGTGATGATACTATTGCATCAGTTCATCCTGATGTGAGACATATTTTTAACGAAATTACACTGCCTGATTTAATGAGAAAAGCAGGTATGATTTATACCTTAGAGACAAAAACTGACGTGGCCCTTGTACCATTTAGAAAGTTAACTCAGGTTGAATTTTTAAAGCGTAGCTTTGTATTTGATAAAGTTCGTAACAGATGGATAGCACCTCGTCGGTTGGAATCTATTATGGAACAACTTAATTGGACGAAGAAAGGTTTGGAGTCACGTAAAATTACCGCTGATATGATAGGGGATGTTCTTAGGGAATTCTCATTATATGATGAAAAGATATATAACAACATGCGCGATGCTCTTCTGGATCTGAAAGTTAAATTATTATCAGAAATGGAAATAAGTGTTCCTGTGTATCTTAACTGGGAAACAGCAAGAAATGCTGCTCTCTGTTATGAATTTGAATTCTAATAAAATACAGACCACTATGTCTATAAACTAGGATCCCTAGCCTGGGTTAGGCCGCTTAGTCCCCGTACGAGACACTTGTGTGCTGTCACAAGTAAAAATTCTTTCAGCACCCCGGCCCAAAGCCAAACAGTTTATGTGATCTTGCAATGAAAGATG